AACTTCTACAGATGAAAATACTAATGTTGATATTGACGATGATTCTGATGAGGGGAGTAATAAAGATGGAGAAATAACTGAAAAGTGGTATCTTGATCGCAATGATGAGAGAGTAAAAAAAATATTTAATCTTAAAACAAAAGAAGGACGTATTAAATATGACAATTTTGTTTATAAGATGAAGAAAAAGGAAAAAGATTATAAGAGTCCTGTTGAAGTTGTTCAAGACCTTAATGAACAATATCTAGAATTTCTAGATAATCCTGAACAAAGGTTTATGATATCAGCAGGAGGAGCTGGCATAGGAAAGTCATATGGTTTTAACAAAATGGCTGAATTACTTAATATGAGTCCTTATGAAGAAGGAGACGAACCAGGAGAAGATACATATGATATGTTTGAAGCTCCAGATGTTAATTCGGGGAAACAATTGTTAAATATATTAAAGGCTCATAATGGTAAGATTATAGTTTTTGATGATAATGATAAGGTTCTTCGTAGAGCAGATTGTGCTTCTGTTATGAAGAAAGCTACTGCATCTACAGGAAAACGTATTCTTGAAGACCCTGAAGATATTAAATCAAATTTTGAATTTACAGGTAGAATTATAATAATGACTAATAAGGACCTTTCAGCATTATCTGACAACGAAGATACGAAAGCTATTATTAGTAGAGCAATGATGGTATCTGAAATTTATATGACGGTTCCTGAAACAATTGAAGTTATGAAGAGCCGTTTTCAAGATTATGAATTTAAGTCAGCTCCACGTATTGAAGATAAAGAGGAAGATAAAAAGGAACGTGATGATATAATGAAGTTGATTGAAAAGAATAAGAAGAATATTGATCCGTCTCAATTTACAACTCGTACATTCCAAGAAATTCTAACTAATAAAAGAAAAGTAGATAAGGCTAATGAAAAGAGAAAGGACCCATCGTTTGCTGCTCTTATAGGCGATAAACAAAAAGACTGGAAGGAAGTTACTTTAGGAATTTTAACAAAGTCATACGAGACGAATATAGAAGATATTAATGAATCTGAAGAACTTTTGAAAGCAGAAGATTTGCTTCTTGAAGATACTTTAGAAAAAGCTGAATTTTCTACAAAAGAAAGAAAAAATTTAGCAAATAAAAAAGAAGCTATGCCTGATGGTTCATATCCTATTAGAAATGTTTCTGATTTAAAGAATGCTATTCGAGCATTCGGGAGAACAGGTTCTAATAAGTCTCAAACTAAATCATGGATAAAGAAACGCGCAAAGGAGTTAGGAAAAGAAGAACTTCTTCCCGAAACTTGGAAAGCTCAAGAGATAGATATTTTTAACAATATAGATATGGATATTCAGAAAGCTGAAGATTTACTTTTAAGCGAATAATATGGCAGATTTTGATATAGCGTTCAATAGAACAGAAAAATTTGAAGGAAAGGATATCTGGACTAATACTCCAGGAGATTCAGGAAAAGAAACTTGGAGTGGGATTAGTAGAAAGGCTAATCCTAATTGGTCAGGATGGAAAATATTAGACCAAATAAAAAATAAAAAGAATGGTCAAAATATAAATACTGTCGAATTACAAAAATTTAAGAAAGAGTTGTATAAGAACAATTATTGGACTACTGTTTGGGGAGATAAAATAGTTAGACAAGAAATTGCTAATGATATGTATGATACAGCTGTTAATATGGGGACAGGAAGGTCTATAATATTATCTGAGAGACAATTTAAAATGAAAGAAACAGGCAAGATGAGTGTAGAATTGTTAAATAAATTAAATTCAGTAATATGAGAAATCTAAAAATATTTTCAATAATTATTTTGTTGTCTTTATTATCTTTAAGTTCAATTGATTCTAAACCAATAAAGAAACAACAAAACACTATTTCATATGTTAATTATATGAATGCGAGAAAGATTGAAAAAATTAAATATTACATATCGATATGCGAAAAAAAACAAAGTAATAAAAAATTTTTGTTCGGATGGATAAAAAGAACATTATCGGAGTAATTAAAAATTTTTGTATTACAACTATAATAGGTCAAGAGTTTCAAAAAGATTCTTGACTTTTTATTATAAATATATGACAAAAATAAACGATACATTTAAATTTTGGTGCCCTATTGAGAAAGCTCAAGAGCCTATTATTGACCCAACGACTGGTGAGGAAATAATGAGACTTGGAGGAATAGCATCTACTTCAGATCAAGATAGCGACGGAGAATTTCTTGATCCCAAGGGATTTAACATAAAACCACTCATTGAGAGCGGAATGGTTAATTGGCATCATCAAGCTAAAGGACAACCTGCTACAATTATAGGAGAGCCTTCAAAAGCAGAAATTCGTCCTGAGGGGTTATATATTGAAACAGATTTATATCCTTCTTCTCAGATAGCTTGCGATGTTTGGAAACTTGCTCAGACACTTGAAAAAGATTCCAAAACTCGTAGATTGGGATATTCTATTGAAGGAAGAGTTTTGAGCAGAAAATCTGATGATAAAAATTCTAAGGATTACAAGAAAATAAATAAAGCAATTATCACTGGAGTTGCAATAACACATCAACCTAAAAATCCTAAGACGTTTGCTAATATAATTAAAGGAGACATAGATGATGATTTTGAAAAAGAGGAAGAAGAAAAATATAAAGATTCAAAAAAAGTTGAAGAAGCAGTCGATACAGAAAATGCAGCAGCTCTAAAGAAAGAATCTGTGGATAAGAAAATTAAGAATCAAGAATTTACGAAATCTGACACATTAGTAAGAATTCTTGAAGATATACCAGGTATAGAATTTGAAAAAGCAAAAAGTATTAATATATTAATTCAAAAAATTGCAGATATGAAAAAACGCAAAAACGTTACCGAAGAGGATATCAGTAAAGCATATCAAGCATTAGGCTTGGATGCCGATGAACCTACTGATATTCAAAAAGGTGGTTGTTCCGCTGACGGTGGAGAAACCGAAAAAGAACCTATGAAGAAAGCAAACTCTAAGAAAGAGGAACCTGAGGATTCTGAAGACGAAGACGATGAAGAGCCTGATTCTGACGAAGATGATGAGGAAGAAGGTAAGAAAATGAAAAAGGGAGGTGATAATCGCTTTGATCGAATTGAAAAAGCAATAGCAACTTCTCATATCTCTCAAACAGGATACATGAAGGCTCTTGGAGTAATGGTAAAAGATGTAGCCAATAAGGCTAATAACATAATGTCCGAGAATGAAAATCTTAAGGAAGTAATAAAGGCTCAGGATGAAACTATCAGTGCTCTTTCAGAAAGAATTGAAGAATTCGGTTCTGAAGTTCCTGGTTCTAAGTCATTATCTGCGGCACGTCCTGTAGAACGTTCATTTGATAAGAGTGATGAAAATGAATTCGGTGTTAAGGCTGAACAAAAGAAGAATAATTTCAGTATGAGTAAGAATCCTTCTGCAGTCTCTGAATTACTTGATCAAGCTACATTTGCTAAGGGTTTTGATAATGAATTCAGCAACGCTTGTACGGCATTCGAAGCTAATCATAATCTTCCTTCTTCTATCATCGCTCGAATGAAAAACGAGTACGGAGTTGAAATTGTTAAGTAAAACATTTATACAAAAAAGATATGAACGAAAAATTATCTATTAATCTTTCAGACTATGCATCACAGCCAGATGGTCTTCATGCAGGAATGCAAAGTTCTGAAAGCGTTGATCAGTTGAATAAAGCTCTTGAAGCTCAAGCTATAACTGGTCGTGAAACCACTAATATGGCGGATGCAAGTGGTGCTGCTCTTAAGGTTGAATCTCTTGAGAAAACTCTTAAGCATCTTACTTTCCGTGAGTCTGATATTCGTCTTTGGAAAGACATTCCAAAGAAGGCAGCATATAATACTGTTGAGGAATACAATCAACAGACTTCTTATGGTGCAAACCGTGGTGGATGGAACCGAGAAGGAGAGCTTCCAGAGGAAGAAGATTCAACTTACACTCGTAGAGCTCAGTTGGTTAAATATCTTGGTGTAACTAAGAGTGTGACTCATCAGATGACTCTTGTTAATACTATGGTAGGTTCTATCATGCAACGTACTATTAAAGATGGTACAATGTGGATTCTAAGAACTCTTAATCAAGGTCTTTATTTCGGTAATGAGAAATTGATTCCAGAGCAGTTTAATGGTTTCCTTGCTCAGCAGATGCAATCAGATGCTTGGGCTTCATATGCCGCTTACATGGATTCTGAATTTGTTATTGACCTTCACGGAAATGCTCTTACAGAAGAAGCTATTGAACAGGCAGCTAATTCTATTGTAGAAAATTATGGTCTTGGTACTCAGATATACGGACCTCCTGCAGTACTTTCTAACTTTGTAAAAAACTTCTATGGTAATAAGTTCATAGTACCTAACACTCCTTCATTGAGTGATGGTATAATGGGACAACGTGTTCAGGCATTTGATTCTCAGTTCGGTAGAATCGGTTTGAATCATGATATCTTCATGAAGAAGCTTCCTTCTAAGACTGCAGCTTCATCTGCTGATAGCACTAAATCTCCTAATGCTCCTATTTGGGATGTAACAACTCCAGTAGCCGTTAAGACTGCTATCTCAGGAAGTCATTGGCAGAGTGGTGATGCAGGAAATGTATATTATGCTATTTCTGCTATTAATCGCTTTGGAGAATCTTCTCTTGCTGTTTACAGTACCGCTGCTGCTGCTGCTGTTGCAAGTGGTGCAATAGATTTGAAGTTTGCTGACGGAGGTGGTACTAGTCCTGCTACATGTTATCGTATATATCGTACAAAGGTTGGAGGTTCTGCAACAGGAGAATTCTATCCATTGTTCGAGGTATCTCTTGACGATTTGAGTCGTGGTTATGATGCAGGAAATGCAGGTATTATCCGAGACATGAATAGATTCCTTCCTGATTGTGATCAGACTGTTCTATTCCAGTTCGATAATGAAGTAGTTGAGTATGCTCAGCTTGCTCCTCTTATGAAGATGGACTTGGCTGTTCTTTCTCCTGCTTATCGCTTTATGGTTCTAATGTACGGAACTCCTTTCTTGTACGCACCAAAGAAAATGACAAGATTCATTAACATTGGTAAAACTATTAGTTAAGAATAAATTGTATAATCAGAAATAGGGGCGAAGGAAATTTCCTCTGTCCCTATTTTCTTTAAAAATTGAAATTATGAAAATTAAAGTAAAAGATTCAAAAAATTATTCTACCCAATTAATCGTTCCTGTAGACGGTGTTATTACCATCGACAGTAAAGGTATGTCTGAAGTCTCTGCTAAGTGCGCTGCGGCATTGGTAGGTGGTACTAACGACTGGGAATATGTTAAGCATAAAGTTGAGGATGAAGAAGACGAGGAAGAGGATGACGATAATGACGGAGAACTTTCAGCAGAGGAGCAATTCAAAGCAGGTTTAAAGGATATGACATTAAAGGATATGCGGACTCTAGCAGTAGAAGGAAAATATCCTGAAGAAGAATGGAATATTCTTTCAAACAAGAAGTTAATGTCAGCTTATCTTTTGAAGAAATTCAACGAAATTCCTGAAGAGACCGTTGAAGACGAGGAAGATGATGAAGTTGAGGAATAAATAATAATTACATTGTTCTGATTATGCCTGCTTTAAGACTTAAGATATTATATAATAAAAATATGGGATTGATGATGTCTCCCACAGAGTTAATAGAAACCTATTTATTTGGGATTCCTATGCGCTCAAACGATGGGAGAAAAATGTCAATGACTGCTTTATCTCAGCATATCTTATCTTCACAAACGCAGATAGAAAGTTTATTTAGCATAAAATTAACGAGACAAGTCGTTGAAGAAACTCGTGATTTTATCAGACAAGAGTTTATGTCTTGGGGTTATATCAGAACAATGTATCCAATATCTTATATAGATAATCTTGAAGGATGGATAAATGACGTGTGTCAAATAACCTATCCACGTGAATGGTTATCTATTAAGAGACAAGCTAGTGTAGCCATATATCGTAACGTTTATTTAATTCCTAATACAGGAAGTAAAAGTGGTGCTACAATGACGCAAAACTCTTTAATATATAATGGAATAAGTCCTCATCTAGGTTGGTTTGGAATGACTTATATACCTAACTATTGGAGATGTAGATACATAACAGGATGGAACAAGATTCCTTCTGACTTATTAGATTTTATTGCTAAAGGAGCTGCTCTTAATATTCTTGCTGTAATAGGAGATATTATCTATGGAATAGGAGTTACATCTATACAGATGTCTCTTGATGGAGTTAGTCAAAATACTCCGTTAGCGAGAAGTTCTAATGGGGGAATATTTGCTGGAAGAATAAAAACTTATATAGATGATATGAATAGAATGTTACCTTCATTGAAATCTAAATATAGAGGAATTACTTTTGAAGTTTTATAATTATGGTAGAAAGTAATGGACGAAACAGAAAAAGTATTATTACTGATAAAACAGTAGCTTATCAAACACCTCCGTCTCAAGTAAATCCTAAAGTCGGATGGAGAGTTGATGACTTTGAAGAATTAATACAATCACAAGGATATGATGCATATATAGACCGTGCAATGAGATGTCCTTGTGCAGATAAATCTACAGGACAAGCGTTATCTACTTGTAAAAATTGTTTGGGGAAAGGATGGTTTTTTATTAATAGAGTTGAGACTAGATTAATTGCTCAACACATGGATAGTAAAAAACGTTATGAAAATTGGAGTGAGATTAATCGAGGAACAGCTTCCATAACTACAAAAGGCTCGGATAAATTAGGATTCATGGATAGAATAATTCTAACTCAATTAGAAGAAAACTATTCAGAAATATTAAGACCTGTAATTTTTGATAATGAATTAATAGCTTATTCCGTTTACGAACCTATTCAGATAATTGATATGTTTTTATTTGTTTCTGATATTGATAAATTAATAAGTCTTTCTGAAAATGATTATACAATTGATAAAAACAAAATAGTATTTGATAAAACTCTTTTAGATAAGGTTGACATTACAGAATTTAATGTGACTGAAGTACCTATGAGTATAACTATAAGGTATTCGCATTTCCCTGTTTATCACGTTATTGATGTCAATAGAGAATTAATGAAAGTTAGAGAGAGTACATTTTGTAGTTATAATGATGAGAAATTAAAACAGATGCCGATAAATGTATTAGCGAGAAAAGCTCATTTCATTTTTGACGCTCAAACCTTTGGTGAAGAAAGTCTTGAAAACACTGTTATACCTTCTAAAGATAGAACATGACTCCAATAACGATAGATTTATCTGGTCTTCAAGATCAGTTTGGATTATCTCCTGAAAGCATAGATATGCTTACCGAGACTTGCGTTAATGCGGTCACTGCAGTAGTATTTCAGAATTGGCAATCTCTTGCTAAAAAGAAATTAAAGACAAGTCTTCCTGATTATCTTTCTAATATTATATTAGTTGATAAAGGGAGATTCGCTAAACAGATAGTTTTGACAGGAGTTTTACCTAATATGGTTGAACAAGGAGCTTCTGCCTTCGACATGAAAGAAGGATTCAAAAGGTCGGGAAAAGTTAAATATACAATTCCAGTTTACAATAAAAAAGGAAGAGAAATAAAACCAGGAGGAGATTGGTATCTAACAATACCATTTCGTGTAGGAACTCCAGGGTCTATAGGACAAGCAGGGTTTTCAGGTGTAATGCCTCAAGAAGTTTATGAAATAATGAGAAAAAGAGCATCTGGGCAAGGTTTACCAAGTTCTCAAATACCTTCTCCTTATAATGTTCCTCAATCTAGAGAATCTATTCAAGCTTCATCAAATAATCCTTATTATTCTCAATATGTTCACAAAAATTCAATATATGAAGGATTAATGAAAAATACTGCTCAATATGCTAAATCTAATCAAAATACATATGCTACATTTAGAAGAGTTGGAAAAAATTCTGACCCTCTGTCTTGGATTAATAGGGGAATAAAAGCTTCTCATTTAGCAGATGAAGCTGTTCTAAGAACTGATGTAGATACTATTGTAGAAAACGAAGTTACAACATATTTAGAAAAAATGTTATGAAAGGAATATTATTACCAGAAATAGTTATCAATAATACATTATTATCTATAATAAGATTGATAAGAAAAGATTTATCTGAAACAACTAAACGTGAAGATACTATCTTATATAAGATATTAGGTATTAATGAAGAAGGAGAGTCTATACAGATGAATCTGTATAACTATTTTAATCAGGCTGAAAAGATGTTTAAGAAACCTGATAATTTATCTGTTAATTTTGGTTACAATCAAGAAGTTGCTAAGAATATAAGTCTTCATATTTTATTGCCTTCAGAACAAGGAAGTTGTTGCATAGGAAATGATGAAGGATATGTTCAGAGCGATGTACTCGACGCTAATGGGGTGAAAATAGGAAATCAAAACTATTTAACTGAAATGTTTGAAAGTACTTATCAGATATTAATTACAAGTTCAAATAGTAGTGAAGTAAACGTTATATATAACGTTTTAAAATCAATGTTATTAATGTTAACTTCTCATTTGGAATTAATGGGATTAAGAACTCCTACTTTGTCTGGTAACGATATTGTTATGCAAGATAATATTATACCAGTACCTATGTTCCATAAAGTAATTAATTTATCATTTAAATATGAATTGAACGTTCCTCAGCTTTTATATGAGGATATTGCTAAAAGATTTTTCTTGACGATGAAAATGATAGATTACAATAGTCAAGAATAAAAACAAGTATTAAATAAAAAAGAAAAATTAGTATTATAAAAACAAATAATTTATGGCAACAGTAGTAAATTTTCAAGGAAAGAATTACACCGAGCCTGGTTCGTATGCTGCTACAGTCTACAATCCTACTTCAATAGTTAACAATGCTCAGTTCGGCAATGTTATGATAATTGATACTGGATTAGCTCAGAATGGCTCTTATGAATTTGCAGGCGGTTCAGGTGTTAAGGGAGAGTTGAATAAAGGTCTTAAATCTGTTTATGAATTCACTAACTATGAAGACTTTTTAGCTTTTATGGGAGGTGGTGAAGTTGCGGATATAGCTTATAAGATTTTTACTCCTCTAGAAGGAACTGCAGGAGCACCTAAGCTATATTATGTTCGTGCAGCTACAACTGTATCAGCCACCTTAACATTAACGCTATCTACAGGAAATTCTCTTATTCTTAAATGTAAGAATGAGGGTGTAGTTGGTAATGGCGTGGCAATTGATAGTGTTCTTAAAGTAGGTTATGCTGCTAAAATTGTAGCTGGTACTACTGTAGGTACATTTAAACTACAAGTTTATCGTGGTTCCTTTATGGGCGTTGACGAAGCAGGAGAATCTTATGGAGTAAAATCACTATCAGATTCAACACCTAATTTAATTGTAGAATCTCCAGAGTTGACCGACCTTCAGGAATTATATGATTGGGCTAAATCAGACCGATATATGCTTGCTAATTTTGTTATTAGTACTGCAGGAGCTCTTTCGACTAATTTAGCAGAAATTGCTCAAACTCTTGCAACAGGAGGAACAACTTCTTATCTCAGTGGAACTGAATATGCAGATGTTCTTGAAGCTATATCTGAATTGGATGTAACTTTCTTTTTAGCAACAAATGTTAATGCTTCTAATGGTAAAGGAATAGATGTTGCTACAAATGGCAAACTATTTACATTTATTAA